GCATTTCAAGAAATGCTATAATGGTATCAGAAAGATAAAGAGGTAAGAAAAATGAAATATATGACACAATTAAAAGAGTTTCAAGAGTTTGCAATGGGTATTATTAAAGATTATCCACTTGATAGCCAATCGCCAAGAGTTTTGTTAGCCTTGGCAAGTGTTACACCAAACGTTTTAAAACAATTTTTTGAATTAAATAAAGGTAAAACACCAGAACATATCTATCATTTATTGGCTCGTAGCGGTTCTATTGATAATTGGCTTGACGCTTACGCTCTTGTTGCTTATATCAATGATTAAAGAAAGGGTAGAGTATGGAAACATATTTTTTCAAATTCTATTACGTTTATAGGGACGAACCTTATAAGGCTTATGTTAGAGTTATTAAGCTATCATTTGCAAAATCATCAGCTAGAGACTATAATACAATAAGGGCAAGGCTTAAATGTGATTTAGGGTTTAAGCTAAATCCAACTAAACTTTTAGTCTTTAAAGACGGAAAATATGAGTATTTAAGTAAAGAGGGTTTATAGAATGATAGCTAAATTTCAGATTATTCTTGAGGGGGTAACGCCTCTCAAGATTCAATGCTTAAAAACATTTTCAGATGAAAGGCTGGAAGCAGAAAGAAAATACTATCTTATTAAAGGTTTTTCAGAATATTCTGAAAATTTGTTTGAAAGCAAAAATAAAAAAGAGTTGATAATATTTGAGAATATCAAAGACCTTAAATTTTCAAAATATAGTCATTATTGCTTAAAATCAGCTTATGAACGTTTTATACAAGGAAGGGAGCGATATTAGTATGGATTGTTTAGAAAAGATTTTTCCTAGTGAAATTGAAAGGGTTAGAAAGATAGTTAAATTATATCATTTTGATTATTGCCCTTATTCTTCATTAGAACTTATAAAACAGTATTTTAAGGATAAAATCGAAGAAATAGAAGATTTTTATATTCACGATTATAATTTAATTGATGTTTATCCTCAATATTTGAGTGATGGTTCTAAGGTTTATAAAGGTTCTTTTGAGGTTATTTATTTATCAATAGAAAGGGAATTATATAAACTAGGGTTTTAGTAAAATGAAAAATTCATATAACAAATTAAATAAAAAGGGACGTTTCTGGTTCTGGTGGTTCGCTTCTTGCAATCTTGCTATACTGGTTTTTCTAGTGATTATGTCACTACTGACCTATACCATTTTCAAGCAACAAAAACAGCTTGAGCAACATCAAAGCATCATTACGAAGTTAAAGCGAGAAAACGATAGCAACACGGCTTCTATCTTGCGCCTTGTCGCTTATTTAGAGAATGTAGGGGGTTGATACTATGGAAGACAAAACACGCTTAGAGGGGCAAGAAATAGCCTTACAATTTGAAAACAGTTTAAGACTACACGGGCAAAAGATTGCAAGCCTGACCGCTTCCAGCGTTCGAGGTATGGTAACGCTTGATGAACTGGTTATACATTCATTTACCAGCTATCTTGAAACGCTTTCAGAAATGATGAAAGCATACCCTGACGGCTTAGACAAGGCAAGGCTTACCCAGCAACTGATAAACCTACATCACTCTTTTTCACTAGCTGGATATGAAAAACACATCAGCAACTATAAACAGCTTGAAAATCACTATTTACAGAAATACAATCAGATGAATAGCGTTCTGTCTGCCATCTGCTCCCTTGCTCTGGACAATCCAGATGAGGACGCTTATAAAATCATAGCAGAATATAAAAACAGCTAGTAGAAATTTTCTACTAGCTTTTATTTGTTATGAAAGTATTTCATTTACTTTGTCTTGAACTGCTTGAGGGTCATAACCTGCATTTGCCAAGCTGTCATAACGCTCTTGACCGTTGCCCCAAAGCCCTTGAATGACTTCGTTGGCTACGGTGGTAAGGTCTGTAACTTCTCCAGCGTTTAAGATTTCATTCACTTTGTCTTGAACTGCTTGAGGGTCATAACCTGCATTTGTCAAGCTGTCATAACGCTCTTGACCGTTGCCCCAAAGCCCTTGAATGACCTCGTTGGCTACGGTGTTAAGGTCTGCAACTTCTCCAGCGTTTAAGATTTCATTCACTTTGTCTTGAACTGCTTGAGGGTCATAACCTGCATTTGTCAAGCTGTCATAACGCTCTTGACCGTTGCCCCAAAGCCCTTGAATGACCTCGTTGGCTACGGTGTTAAGGTTTTTTATAGTGTTTTTACTGCTTACATTATCTTCTTCATCGTCCAATAGTACAATATTCTTGTCAAACGGATTGCTAGAGTATTGCCACCAGCGTATACCGTCCATGCTTGGGAAATATTCAAAGTTAGCTGTACCATCGTTTAAGCCATATCCAGCAATCCATAGAGAATTAGGGAATTGCGCTAAAATCTGCTGATAGTCCACGTTTTCAAGTGTGAAAGGTTTATAACTATAATAAATAGGTTTATATCCAGCGTCTGCAATCATCTGCATAAAGCGCAAGCAGGCGTTAGTGTTTGCCTGTGCGTCTCCGCTTGGGTCGTCTTCGTAGTCCAATACAAGGTATTTAACTTGTGTAGGTACGTTATCAAGGAAAAAGCGTGCTTCTGCTTCTGCTTCTGCTACGTCACCACCAAAACGGGCAAAGTGATAGAATCCGATAGGGTTTGACTGCTCCACTTGAGCAGACAAGCAAGGGTTTAAATAGGTCGTACTTTCTGAGATTTTAACAATCGTGTTAGTTGTTCCCATCTGCTCCAAGATACCTGTTATATCGTAGCCGTTGTGACTTGAAACATCAATAAATAAATCATTCTTTTTAACCATTAATTCTTATCTCCTTTAAATTCTTCTAGCAGGTCTTTCCCTGCGTCTAGTTGTGCTGTGTATTTCTGCAATTCTTCCTGTACTCTAGCCGTCATAAATTTAGGGATAAAGACACCCATAACAGCGAGATTTTCCATAATTGAAAGTGCATAGTATAAGTTAATGATAACTAGCAAAATCTGACCGACTGCCATAGCGTGAATATAAGTTAAAAATACCGCTACAAAGTAGTAAAAAATGAACGTTAGGGTATGTTTGATAACCCCTTTTAACCCTGTCCAGCTGTCTGTCACTTTCCATTTCCAAGCCTTTAAAAAGCCTGTGATAAAGTCAAACAGAATCAAAGCAAAGAGAATTGTGATATAGTCGCCTTTAGCAACTTCTAACATAATATTATATAACATGATTGATAACCTCTATAAATTTATTTTTAGTTTCTAAATCTTCATAAATAAACATATTCTTAAGGTAAAGACTTCTCAGGGTCTTACCTAGTGCGCTTGCCTTATTCAAGTAAACAAAACCGTCCTCCACTTGCTCCACTTCTAAACAGTAAGCGGTCAAATTCTTGTCAAAGCCTTTAGCGATATAAACCATATTGTCGATATAGTACCCTGTTAAGAAAGTACCGTCACAATAGAAACTATACAGTCTAGACTTCAAGCCTTTAATCTTCGCTATATTTTTATCGTTCTTAATCTGAAATTCGTTATTAGCTACGCTCTCGTAAATACTGGACTTACTCAATAGCTTAAAGAATCCGCTCTCTTTTTCTTCCTCTGTTTGAAAGGCTGAATGAGGGGGGAACTCTATAAGCGTAGCATACTGTTTCAAATTATAGAACCGCTTGCCGTTATCGTCATAAAATTTAAGAAAGGCAAAATAGGGGTTGTTGAAATTACTTGCATTTGATAGTAGATAGGCATGACACCCGTCACGTCTTCGGAAAACTGAGAAGATAAAGTTTAATAACGCTTCTACCTCGTTATCGAGATACCTCTTTTTACTGGTAACGTCTATTAGAACTTCATCGTATAAAATACTCATTACCTCATCATACTCTGACCCTTTCAAGTCTACCCATGTAGAAAGGCTCTTGAGATAGCAAACGATTTTCCCGTTAAGTATTATCTTAGTAGAAGACAACACAAGTATATTTTCCTCTTCTTCCATGTTGTCAGCTCTGAAAACAATCTTAGTATGAATTTTACTAGCGTCACTGTCTATTACCTCAAAATTTGTAAAGACTTGCTTAAGCAATTCCGTAGTAAAAAACTTGTCCTTGTCTATTCGGTCAAGCTCTGACTTGTTCCGTCTTAGGTAGATGAATTGCTCCCCTTTGTCTATGAAACGCTTAAATAGGTATTTCTTGAGTGCAAAGGTTTTCCCAATCCCACGCCCACCAATTACAAAATTAAGATACTGGTTATAAGATAGCATTTTCTGCGGATTGTACCATTTTTCTTGTTCTTCGATAGAAAACCACTCCTTTCTACTTCATTATATCATACTTTTAAAAATTCGGGTTGTTTTTCTGAATATCAAACAAAATGCTGTCTGCTTTATTGACTGAATAGTTCCATATCCTTACACCTGATTGAAAAATAGCCTGAATAGCGTTCATGTGCGACTGGTTCGCTCTTAGTGTTCCAAGGTTAACGTTAATCATCTTGATATAATTAAACCGCTTTCTTGACCTCATTACACTTAAAGCGTCATTAGTGAACCAGTTGACAAGCACCCCGTAGCACTTGATGTACTCGTTAGCCCGTCCCATGATTTCTTTTTGAGCTAGGGAGACTTTCCAATAAACGTCTGTTAGTCTGTTCCCTGATTGGAAAGCAAGGTCATTCCCAATTTGTTGGACGCTGATAGGCTGATTTTGTAGGTCTGCCATCGTTGCGTTGTAGGCTCTGATGGATTGGTCTAGTGCTATCTTAGATTTCATGTTAGCGAGTGCGTTTGATTGAGATTTCAAAGCGTTGTTTTCGCTGGTAAACCCCTGCTGTACCACTTTATCATTATAATCACGGTTAGCGTTGAAAACTTTCATACCACCTGACGCAAGCCCACCAAGTGCGCCCCCAAAGTTACCTGTTAGGAGATTTCCAGCCACGTTTAAGATTCCGCTTGCGCCCTCTGTCCATTGGTTAATGTTGGCGCTGTCTACGGCAAACTGTGCGTTGTAGCTGGCTTGTGAGTTGGCTGTAGCAACTTGTTTATTAGAAAGGTCTACACTCTGTTTCAGCATGTCCCGATTCTCTTTAAATGTAAGCTGTGTATGCTCCATCTGATTCTTATGACTCTGAATATAGCTGGCTTCTGCGTCATTTAGGATTGCAACGCTTTTTCCTGTAACGTCATTCAAGCCGTATTTGAAATGCTCTGGGTTATGTTCTGCCCATGTTCCCGTACCGAGATTTTCCAAAATGTTCTGGTCTGCGTAGCTGATATTGTTAGCGTTGTTATATTCTAAAAAGTTAATATGTACTTGGTTACTATCGCCAAGGCTACCGCTTACAATAACTTTATACTTGTGGGCTTCGTCAATCGTTCTTGGTAAATACTGCGGTTGATACACATAACTATTCCCGTAAATATCATAAAGCTCTATCTCTGTGAACTCACTATTTAATAGCTGTACTTCTATTTCTAGGTCGTCTTTACCCATATATGAGCGTAGCCCCTCTTGTATCTGGTCATAAGCGATTTTTAGGAGGTTTGGCACTTCGTACACATTAGGTCGATAGTCAAAAAATCCGTCAACTTCAATCAGCAAGGCTTCAACGTCAAAGGCTGTTTTTGAGTAGTCCCCGTTTCCTAGCTGTCTATCTCCTGTGTTACCTGTTATCTCTCCAATATCGCCACCTGCCACGACTTCGGGAGGGTAGATAATGCTTTCAATATTGGCAACCGTGTCTATACCTGTTCTTTCTGTTGTGTAACCACTCCAAGCATAATTCTGCTCTATAACGTCATAGCTTGAGCCGTTGACCGCTGATATAACAGCCGTATGCCCCCAGATATTGCTACCTGACGGGATATAGTTCACAATACAGCCTACTCTTAAATCAGCCCAAGACGGGTCAAAGCGGACTTTCCAGCCCAAGGCTTCCCAGTCATAATCGCCCCCGATGTTACTGGCACTCATACCCCTCTGCGTATCGCTTCCGCTGGCTTGTCTGCCGTTACCGTTCGGGTTCGGGGTGTTGATACCTCCCCCGATGTCACAACCTCCCAAAAGCTGAGAATATAGCGCCACTAGCCCGTAACATTGCCCGTTACCTACGCTAGTACCCACCCTTGATTTGATTTCATTTAGTGCTTTTAGCGTTTCTGTTGCTTCTGCCATTGTTTACCCTTTCTGTAGTTCGTCTTGAATAGTAGATAGCCATGCGTTTGCCTGCTCTATGCGTTCCGCTTCCTTATAGGCTACCCCCTCCCAGTTGTTCATAAAGTCGCTTGCATTAGTGCTGGCGCTTGCTGTAGAACTTGCTACACGTCTAAACGTGTCCGCTCTGCTTTCTTGGTTCATGAATTGAAATTGTAGGTTAAAGTCCCACAATGATTTCCCTTGACTTCTTGCAAAGTTCAAAAGCTCCTCTGCCCTTGGACCCGTCCACTGACCTATCCCAATACCTATCCAGTGCTTACCGTCACTCCCTCTATATCCAGCTTCATTCAAGCTGATAGAGTAGAGACTAGCAAAAGCGCCCCAGCTTCCCATGAGGTTTTCTGCTGTTGGCTCTGATTCAATTTTCTCGTACTCGTAGCCTGTAGCATAGTCCGCTTCGTATTTCTTGGCTGTGACGTTGCTTTCTGCTGAAAAGTTTCCGATAATTCCAGCGATACCCTCCGCCGTAGCGTCTGGCACTAGCTTTTTAATAATTCGGGTTACTAACCTAACACGGCTTTCCTCTGTCGATGTGTCGCCCTCTTCGTTGGTGCTACCACTTCCACCGCTTGAACTGCTTCCTGATGTGCGATAGTTTCGAGTGTTTTTTCGCCCAATTTCTGCAACGCTTCCTGTGATGTTAGACAAGATTTCTATATAGGTCTTGTCGCCATCGGTTGTTTCCTTGTATTTTACCCCAATATCTCGGCTTAAATACATGTTTACAATCTGGTTTACGGTGCTACTGCCGTCTTGATTCAACCCGAAAAGGTGCTTATAAAGGTTTTCAAGGTAAAAGCTGTCATACTTTTTGCCTTGGAAAATAAACGGTCTGGACGCTCCACTTTTCAAATTTACAGGGATAAAAAAGTATTTAAACGTTTTCTGCATACCTGAATAACTCATATTTACAGGTCTGTTTGCCTTGGTTGTCATCTTTATAGTAGGCTTTGCCACGACTACAAGCCACTCTGTATCTATCCCAACCTCTCCAGCCCGTGTAGCGTACTTCGTCCCAACTGAAAAACCTTGCTGACTGTCTTTCAGCGCCCACAACTCATTAGGCAATGTCTGTTGCTCCACCTGTCCAATCACGTTAAGCGCCTTTAGTTCGTGCTGGTAGGTGTTCCATACGTCCACTTCATATATAATGCGTGTAGCGTCTTCATTGATATAAAGCACGTCAAAGACAAAGGCATAGTAGGTTCTACCGTTGTTAATAAATCTCATGTACGTTACATTTTCATATTTCTCTACCCGTCCAGAAACTACAATTGACCCGTTTCTTTGTGTATATTGAAACTTGTCATACTCGTATACAATTTCTATATGCGGATTCTTCTTCGTGAAAAAATCCTCCATAGCTTCTTTTGTCTCAAAATTGAGTACATTAGCATAGTCATTTTTAAACGGGCTTTTTGCATAAAGCCATATTTTAGTAGATTCTTGCATAGTCTCTCCTTTAAAAATAGGAGGGCTGAAACCCTCCCTTATTGTTGTCCTATCTGTCCTTGTCCTATCCATTGACCCGACTTTCTCATGCTGTGCGGTGCGCTGACTGCTTGCCCGACTGCGTTTGAGGGTTGGGCGCTGATGTCTTTCCAACTGCCTTTTCTCTGTTGGAAGATACCCGATGGACGGTTTAAGGTCTTAAAGATTCCGCTCTTACGGATAGCCCACGGCTTGATACTCTTCTTATTAGGATTGTATAGAAACATACCCACATAAAATGAATTGTTTGAGTATTGCCCGTCTGGATAGCTGACGCTGATATTTAAGGCGGAGGCAGAGGAACTGCCCTCGGCTGGTATAGTGACGGTAAACTCTTGAGAACTCTCGTCATTTTTAATCACTTCATCGGTTGTGTAACCGCTAAACGTCCAGATAGTCTGACCGTTTACCCTGATGTCATACTCTACCCGATACCCAGCATTTGAGCTGACCCGTTTTGACCACCAAAAAAGCGCTTTTACTCTGATTTTAGCTGTGATAGAGTTGTCTGCGTTGGTTGTCTCTTCTAGGATTTCCACGCTTTCGCACCAGAAACGCATTGACGCCCATACAGACGGGTCATTTTGCCCGTACTGTATATAGGTCGTATTGCCATTGGTCATATAACCATAGTCTGTGTCTCCTGAGAACTGCCAAGCGTTGGCGTATGCTTGCGTCCAAGGTGGTACACCTGTCCCAAAGTTTTCCACGTTGGCATTTGTTGAGGTTGAAAATTTTAAGTGTAAAGCCATTAGATACCTCCAGCGAGGTCGTTTTCTGTGCTTCCGTTGTTGGTTCGGATAAAGCTGTTACCGTCTGGTGTTCCACCGAATACGTTGATGTTACCTGTTGCGATGTTGCGCCCTTGGTTAAATCCACCAGTCAAGCCACCAGTCCAAGCGCCTGAACCCTCAAGGTTTTCAATGATTTTACGCAAAGCGTTTTGCAAACCTGTGTTAGCATTTTCTAGGGCTTCGATTCGCTCCTTGAGCACGTTGTTTTCCGCTGTGATACGGTTGTTTAAGGTTTCAACTTCCTTTGTGATTCTGTCGTCAAGCTTCTTGATTTCTTTTTCTAGCTTGTCGTTTAAAGCGTCAATCCGTCCATCAAGGCGCTTAACTTCATCATCTACTTTCTTTTCAAGTTCAGCGATTTTCTTATTGACTTTAGCAATCTCTGCGTCAATGTAAGGCTTGATAATCTTGCTATAGTAGATGTCTGCTTTTTTGTTAAACCAGTCGTCCGCTTCCTTGCTTTCCATGTAACGGCGGATAAGTAAGGGAATAAGTTGCTCCAACAATTCTGTCAAAGCGTTCTTATAATCTTCTAGTTCGCTTTCCAAAGCCACAAAGTCATCTAGTAGTTGCTTAAAGGCACGCTGTAGCCAAGCCAAAAGCTCGTAAATAGAATTGGCATTATCAAAGCTGGTAGGGATTGAGGGGATAAGCCCCCAACGCTCCACCCAGTAAGAAGAATAGCGCCCCCGATAAGCTCGGAAAAATTCATCTTTAAATTCTTCTGGATTCATGTGTTAAAATCCTTTCTTATTGTGGCACTGGTGCAGTGTTTTCACGGACTGGCGTATAAGATGGGTCTGGTGTCACGTCTGCGTTTACGTCTGTAAAGCCACCAAACGGATAAGCGTAAGTGATAAGGTCAACTTGGAAACTATCAGTTTTTACTGGCAATGTAATAGTTAAATCATTACCATCTGACGCGTTAGAACATTCAATACCTATACCGTTTTTAACATAATCAGTAACTTGTCCAGATGGTACGAAAAGATGTTCAATAACTGTTTTATTATCTACATAATATGAAATTGAAACGCTTATCAATACACGGTTTGAAACGCCATGAACAGCATATTTTGCACTATTATGTCCACTGCTTGAACCTTTAGCCCAGTGGACTAAATGTAAATCTTGATTAGTTGAACCGCTTCCAGCATGTGCATTGATTTCAGCTTCTAACTCTTCTTTAACCTTGCGGATTTCATCAGCTACATAAGTAGGAGATACCCCAACCGCTCCCGCTGTTTGGTCTCTTACAAAATCTTTCAATGTTTCTTCTTTTGTTGAAAGCGTTGTATTTACATAGTCTTTGATTTCAGTTTCTTTTGTTGTAACTGCGCTATTTACTACTTCATTGATTTTTTCAGTAATTTTAGTAGTGTATAGTGTGATAGATGTTTCAGTTTTTGAGACGTCAATCAAGCCATCACTTCCAAGGTTAAATTGTGTCAAGTCATGGCTGATAGTTGCTGTTTTCTCTTGGTTCGGGTCTGTCCCTGTGGTTGTATGAGAAACAGCAAGATAAGGCACGTTTGATGCTACTGTGTTCACTTTGTCCTTGTCAGCATTTAAAACTAGGTTAGCGTCTCCGTTTTTATCTTGAGAAATATCTGCAAGCGCCTGCTTACCCTCAATAGTTAAGCTCTCAATACCCTGATGTTTCTGGAACTTAATCCATGAGTAAATACCCCGTACAAGTTTAGTTGTCTTTGCCATCTTCTTTTGCTCCTTTTGTTTTGTTTTCGATTTTGATTGAGTTTGGATAGAGTTCTTTTAATGCTTCGATGTACTCAAGATAGCGCAAAAGTAAAATACCTTTACGTCCTAGCTTTTTCTTATCAGCAATTAAAAGTGTGTAGCCGTTGTGCTTCTTGTATTTCTCTAGCTGGTCTTTAAATCCTAAATAAATACAATCGCAAACGGTAGAAACACGGGCGCAAGACTGGTCTTTATCATCTCCGTGTCCCATGACTTCGATTTGTAGCGTGTCCGTTGTCTCGGACAAGTTGATAATTATCATAATGTTTCATGTCCTCTTTCTGCTGCCATGATGGTGCGAGGTACTCCTTTTCTACCATTGGTTACATTGATTTTAAATGTTGACCAATCTTCAAGGAGTTGCTGACCATCAATCTCTACACGGGTTTCTTTTAGCCCTGTGACGTTCATCTGGTAGTTAGGGGTTACGATAACTCCGTTATCCCAATGCACCACCTCGTTCACAAGTGGAATCCGTGAGAAATAGTTGTTGTCGTCAATCACTCTAGCAAAGCCTTTCAGCTTGCTTTTGCTTGTCAACCTTTCAAAACTATAATAAGCTCCCACAATCTTAAAGCGAATGAATAGAAGCGCCTTAGTTGATTGTAATGGCTGATAGCTCTTTCTGATAGTCCAAAAAGTTTCATTTTCAATGCTTTCATAATGATAAGAAATAGGCTTTAGTTTTATCCACAACTTAGCAAGGTCGCCCAAGCGTCTGCTATTTGACTGGATATAATAGTAACCATCATCGCTATAAGCAAAATCCTGAAAGCTGAAAAGCGTGATTTCTTCTAACATACTATCATATTTTAGTATTTTAGCGTTTGATAAATCTTTCATCTATGACCCTTTCTAAAAGACTTGTAAAAACAGCTTATCACAAATGTTGAAAATCTGAAATTGAATGTCTTTCAGTTCAGCATTATTTTGTAAGCGTTCGGCAAGGCTTGAACCGCTCCACCCTGAGACGTTGCTTTTTGTGTCTGCGTTGTTTTTCTGGTGGTTCTCTACCAGATTGTCAGCGTATTCTATAACCCCGTAGCGCTCAGTAAATACAATTTCTTTGCGCTCTTGTGGTGTAGTGTTCGCTATCTGTAAGGCTTGCCCGTCTGCTTTCTGGTTGCCTACCGTGTCAATATTCATAGACTGGTTTAAGTCCTTAATAGCCTTGTTCCTGATTTCTGCGAGGTATTTAAACAGATTGAAACACTCGTTGTTTAGAACTTCTTCAAGGGCTATCTGGAAGCGTGCGAAAGTCTCAAGTCCGATTTCCCTGTTGTAGAAATGTTTGCAAAACTCTTTCTTGAAATTGTCTGAAACTCCGTTGACTAGCTCCATGTCTTTAAATAACTCGTTATAGGTCTGGTCTATAATTGTGTTATAGTGCAGAAAGTCGCCGTTTTCATCAACTGCCAAGCCATCCAGCCGTCCCGTCACGGGATTTCTATATCTGGATTTTAAAAAGGTTGCAATCGTTGCTGTGGTGTTATTCTGGGTCAATGATTGTTCCCTCCTTTTCTGCAAGGTCTAGCGCCACTTTATCAAGGTTAAACTGCTGAATAGTCTCCGCTGGTTTCACGCTGATTTCTAGCCCGTAGCATTTATTGATAAGCTCAACGAATTTTCGCCTTGACTTCCAGCCTACTTCAATGTTCGCTGAGATAACCCCATTATTAGAAATAGCTTCGGAAACTACCAGACGCTCTTTTTTATCGCTTGGGTTGTTGTTGATACCAATAAAGGTCAGCAACTGGTTCATCACTCGTAACTTTTCATCATGCAACTTGTCAAGTAAAAACGGTGCGTCCGTTCTGAAAACTTGTATATAGTCAGATAACTGCTTAAAGCTGTCTTGTCCGTCTTGGTCTTTCTGCTTGTTCAGATATACAACGGGTTCAAAATTGGCTATCTTATTAAAGATATTCTTCATTGATAACACGTTTGTATTGTCCGCAAAGATGAAATACGGTGTGATTTGTGCGTTCCTGTTTAGCTGAATTGTCAGCTCAATATCTGCCAATTTCTCACAAAATAACTCTAAATAGCCGATGTAAGGCTCATAGAAATTATTGTTAGGAATCACAATACACGGTCTTTTAATCTTGTCTGGATTGGCTTCGTGTAGTTCTGAAATAACCCTAAAATCGTTTTCAGTATAAGCGATTTCCATTTGTTTAAAATAGTTCATACTGGAAGCGTTGACGGGTTGATAGGTCAAAGGCTGGTCATAATGGTTTAAGCGTTCCCCTCTTGTTCCACCTTGGGCCATAAAGCCAAAAGTGTCATCATGAAAGAAAGCCACATGTCCATTTTGTATCAGCTTTTTCTCTATAAATAACTCGTCAATATCGTTAGGCAAACCCTCCCATGTGAAATAGTTGACCACGATATTGTAGAAATAATTGAAATAAAACTCAAAAAAGGCTAGACGGTTACGCTCTACGGTTTCTTTGTTTAGCTCAATCTTGCCCAGATGTCGCTTGTAATTCTTGTAACTCATTTAGTCCCCTTTCACTTAATAAAATAGGCGGGCTATTGCCCGCCCTTGGTCAGCCTTTAGGCTTCCTCAACATACCAGAAATGAATGTTTTCAAAAAGTGAAAGACTGGTCATGTAGTGATGATGATAGAAATAATTATAGGTCATGTTGCGAGGGTTGCGGATTGCTTCCATGTGTACCAACTTGTCTTTGTTAATGATAGATTTTGCTGAGATAAGGAAAGCAACTGGCTTACGTCCATTGTTTGCACCCTCTCCCGTGAATTTTTCAAAATCATCTACTACGATAGTGCGAGCAAGTACGCTGGCTTTATCCATGTTAAAGGCGTTAGCCAAAAGCATGTCAAGATGTGTAGAAAATTCTGCGGAGATAACCAGATACTGGTCTTCGATTGCCGTCATGTTTGGCACGCCTACTGGATTGTTAAACGTTGTACGGCTTGGGATTGTGAAACGTTTAGACAAGTTGATTAGGGACTGGTTAAAGTCTACAACAAAGTCTTGTTTGTTTTCGTCAATCTTCGTACCTGCCACCGTGATTTTCTTAGCCTTGCCTTTAAGGTCAGTATAGCTGACTTCTGCAAGTGATTTCTCAAGTACGCCTTTAACCGCTTGGTACTCGTCCAGCGTGTCGGATGAAAGCAATGATGTAAACATTTTGTCCACAAACTCATCAAACGCCATGTCAGAAACAAAGGCTTTCTGAATCCAAGCACGTTCAAAAGTACGCTCATAGTAGTTTTCATTGTTCAAAGTGTGATAAAAGACTTCGATGTCTGTATCAGCGAACTTAAACGGAGAAACGTCTGATTTTGCGTCATAGGTTTTCTTTTCCGCTGGGTGTACATAGATTTCTTGCAAGGTGTCCCCGAACTCAAAAGTTTCAGACTTGAAAATAGCAAGCGGATTTTCATAAGTAAGGGCTTTAATAACTGTAGAGCCAATGCGGTTTACAAGAGCTGTGAAAAACTCGTTGGCATGCTTTTGAAAATCCTGATATGGGACTGTTGCGTGGTTAATGCGTGCGCCCTCAAGTACAGGAATATCCGCCTGATAGTCAGCACTGGCACGGGTGCGGATAGAGTTCAATAGGTCAATGTTTGAGACTTGTTTGCCCGTTTGACCTGATAAAAAAGTGGTAATTTTATTAGCCATGTTATTCTTCTCCCTCTTCTACGATGTTTTCGTGGTCAATATTCATTTCTACGCCCTCAACTTCACTTGCTGGGGCTTGCGCTGGATAATTTGGAACTTCCTGCGCTGGTGTGTCAGCAAGCATAACTGCTGGCGGTGTAACTTCTGCGACTGTCTCTGGTTCGTCCTTGAGTGCGTCTAGTGCGTTGTTAGGATACCAGTTAATTGATTTTGAAAATGGTTTCATCTTCTTTTTCCTTTCTATTAAATAACAGCATTGATTGCTGATACTACGCTCATGTCTTCTTGTGCTTGTTTCATGATTTCATCTTGCTGTCCTAAACGACGGTAAAGTTCGTTATTAGCTGAACGTAAGTTACCGTTTTTCAAGTTTAGGCGCTCAACGTCTTCATTCAAGACTGAGACAACTGTGTCAACTTCTCCGACAAAAGCCTTGATGTCAATCAAGTCAGCCGTTAGGCTCTCAATTTCTTCATCGTTTCCGACTTTTGCCATTGCAGCGTCTAGCACTGCTAGGCATTCTTGTGAGGTCATAGCCCTCTCCTTTCAATTTTTAAACAAAGTATATCATACTTGACAAAATAAAGCAAGTATGATATGATAAACTTGTAAGGCTTTTCAAGGCTTGTCTAGTGCTGGCAAGATGGTTACACCTCAAGGGGTGCTTGCTGGTGCGAGTCATTCTAACCAACTGACTTTTCAAGCCATGAAAAACGCTTTATAATTGGAGCTTTCCCGATTGGGAAGGCTCTTTTTTATTTTCCAAACAATCCAGCGAACGGGTTCACGGGTTGCACTTCTTCAAGGGTCAATGTGTCAGCCATCATAAGGGCATTGAGACGGAAAAAGTCATTTCCATTATCGCCACCCTCTACGAACATAATCGCAACGTGTACGGGTTCTTCTGTTTTGTAGTTCGGGGTTTTCTTAACCGTGATTTCTCCTGTTTCTGGATTCACGTCTTCATAAGATACACCAAAGTTGACTTCTTCAAAGTCCGTTTCACTTGTGAAAATTTTCACGTTTTCGGTTGCCTTAACAATAAAGTAAGGGCGAGCGTCTGAGTCTTTTTCTGTATCTGGTGTGTAAAGTTGTAAACCAAAATCAATCAGCTTTTGAGCGTCTTCTTCTGTCGCTGGGACAAGGTACACGGCTTTAGTCGCTTTTTTCTGCTTATACTTACCGTCTGACTTGTTAGATGTCGCTGTGATGGTAGCCTGTGCTACAACTGTGTCAAAATTTTCATGCTTTGCTTGTTTTTTAGCCATTTGTTTTATCTCCGTTTGTTGATTTTAAAAATTTTAATGGTGTGATGATTGTATTGAGATTTTCTAAATCGTTTTGACGATTCTTTGATTTCTCGTAACAATCGTAAAGAGCATTAGAAGAAAGAGAGTAGATTTTGTTTTCTTCTAAATAGCAACATATATTGTAAAAAGCATTGATTGAAATTTTATCAAATTCTTGTGAAACAAATTGATAAAGGTTCATCATGTAGTCAAAATCTTCATAGGCATAATGTGCTTTTAGATAGGACTTTAGAAAAATAGTGTTTTTGGGTGCGTTGCTGGATTTCTGAAAGTAGTACCCTTTTTTATTTTTAACCTGTTGGGTGTGTAACAATTTTTTGAAAAAGGAGCGGTAAACCGACAATACAAAGCCATCAAACCAAGTAATCTGTTTCCCTGATTTTAAAGGTTGTTTCATAAATTAGAGTACCTCCTTTAATCTGTTTACTTGCCCTTTTACCCTCAAATGTTGCCCCGATAACAAAATTTTCAAAAGTGATTTTTTCTTTGATTTCTGGGGTCATACCTGCGCCCTTAACGTCTAAATGCGTTGACCCGTCTTCTTGTATCAGTTCTTCGATGTAGAGTTTTGAGCGTAAATATTTCGCCTTTACGGCTCTACCCTCATGCGCCCACTTGCCGAACTCTGACGGGTCGATGTCAAGGACAAGGCTGTCAGAATGGAATAAGTGCAAGCTGTCTGTATCAGCATATAAGAAATTATCATAATTTTCTTGAGCGTTTGAAATGATAAAGTGACGGGCAATAGATGTAACGAATAACGCAACGGGTGCATAAACGGGTTGCACTTCTTCTTCATCGTCATTTTTAAAGCGTAATATATCTTTATCGTCCAGATATGCTAGTTTCTTAACAGATATGATTTTAGCGCCAAACTTCCCATATAAGCTATTAAGCATGATTTTAGCTTTTTGCTTCTCTGCTGGGCTTTGTGCATTTTCTTTTTTGTATCTGTAAGTTGTGATATAGTCATCAAATAGCCCTGATTCTGTCTGAAATTCAAGTGTTTCAACGTACATGATAGAACTATCATAATGTTTTAAAAATAGGTCAAGGTCAAAATTAGTCAGATATAAGTCTATAACCTCATTTTTAGATGTGGTCACATAATCGCTAGTTCTGACACCAATTCTTAAAGCGTCAAGTTTGCGCTTAATTTGTATCGTTGGGAGGTAGCCACGTTTTAAGTCAAAATCGGCTTTAATGTGGTAAATATAGTAGTGGTCTTGCTTTATCTCCTTAGGCTTCCCTTTGTAGCGCTTCGGTGTACCGATTGGGAGGGCATTTTGTAGCATTGTAGCTGGGTACATGCTGTTAATGTCGTAGATGTCTATTAGCTGGTTTAAGGTTCGCCCCTGTGTTTTAGGGTTTGCGAACGTCCAGCCCCCACGGTAAGCCTTACGGCAAAAGTCGTCCACCTTTTCATCAAGGATTGGGAAAAAGTCTCTGAATTTTCGTTTAGACTTCCTGAAAATCCGTTTAAACTCTGTCAGCGCTTCACTTGCTGATGTGTACTTTGTGAAATTTTCTTCATAGTACATTGCAAAGATACCACGGGCTAAAATGGCAACGTCTACATGAATGTAGTCAATCCATTCTGGTTTAATAACTTCTGGCTTATGTTTTAGCAAGGGTGTTGTACCCTTTGCGATTGGCATTTTGAAAAGTCCAGCCATCGTAGCGATTGAGAAATTAAGGATTTTTAGGGAGTCTCTAAAAGTCAGTGTAAAGTCTGGAAATTCTAGCGTAATAGAATACCATACCCCCATATCGTTAATAAAGTAAGTACATTCTATATCATTGTTCAGAAAGAAAGATAACAAGAAAGAGCCATCAAACTTGAGATTGTGAAAGAATATGATAAATTCATCTTCTCCCGTCTCTGCATAGGTCTTGTCTAAATCCAGATATAGAGATTTCAGAAAATCCTCTAGGCTGGTGTTTACCTTGAATGTGTCTAGCTTGTCATAGTCAATGACTTTTGCGAAACAAGATAGCCAAACTTCTGTTTCTTCCTCGTTGGTAGTCGTTTCAAAGTCGCCTGCATAGTAGCAAGTCACTTCTTCCCTCGCTTCTTTCGTCTTCTCATGTCACTGACAAATTGCTTGGAAAACTTATCTACATTATCAAGGATTTCACGGGCTAGGCTGTCCTGAAATTCAAAAGCCGTTTCCTTACCGTCTGTGTCTACGAAAACCATAACATTATCAAAAGAAACCTTATCAGACGCCCCACCCGTCAGAAATGCGCCAAAGTTGCTGGCACTCATGCGCCTTATGCGTGATACCATAGACTTAAAGGCTTTTTCTTGCGCCTTGTTGCCTGCTTCTCTGGTGTTGTAGTGCAGTTCTTCAAGCGCTTGTATATAGCGTTCTTTGGCTTCTCTGTCACGTTGTGAGCGGTATTCTTTGACTTCCTTGGCTGAATGGAAGCGGTTCAAGTCTGAGCGTTGAGAAGAGCGAAAGCCTTGGGTCAGCTTTTCAACTGAAAATTTATCGCCATACCATGCTTTAGCTTTTTTTACATAGTCGCTAGTATAAACATGATTGCCGAAGACTTGAGTACGCCCCTTGCTTTTAATCTCGTTGTAGGCACGTTCTAACGCCTTGTCACTCATTCCTGAAAAGTTCCACCGTCCACCCATAAAAGCTTTTATTTCAGCATTAGATGCGCCCTGACGTTGTAGCGTTCTTTTCTTTCTGGTTAAATAGTCCCGTTGTACCTTCCTTTGTTTTGGTGTTAAAGCCATTTACTACACCCCTTCCGCTGGTTGTTCCTCTGCATGTTCTAAGGCGGTAGCGAAAGGGATAGAAGCCGTAAAGCTCTTATATTCATAGTCTACTACCTCGATAGTGAGATAACTCGTAAAACGTTCTTTCAGATAACGCTCTATATACGGGAGCTGTCTCCGTTGGTTGATTGTCACTGTTTCAGGTATGATAGTTACATTTCCATCTTCATTTTTATAAAGATTGAAAGTTACCTGAGTAGCGTTAAAAGAGCATTTAATAGGTGTGTCAGTCAACTTTTCTTTTTCTCCTTTCTTTAAAATTTGCTTTTTACATTTAAGAAAATAAAGGTTATTTATTTTCTTATTTAAGTCTATCACATTTTCAAGTAGAAAGAAAGTGATAAACTTAATAAGAAAGTAAATTATTTATCAAAGCTTAAAATAGTGAAAACAATAAATTTTAAACGGTTAGCCGTCAAATCCTCGCCCTTATATTGTTCTCCCATTGTATAGCAACTTTGATTGTATTTATAAATATATGATTCAACTACATCTTTTGCGCCCTCGTCAGGTCTAACCATCATTGTATCAATAAATCTATTACCGTTTAATAGTTTAAACATCACATGAATTTTTGTCATCGTCTTTACCTCCTTAATAAGCCCAAAATATATTGTTATCAACATGTCCAACCATCTTAACACCGTCAAGTGGTTTCATACCACGACCCTCTACTAAGATATAACCCTCTTTATCAATCCAAAAGTCATACCCATCAGCGAACTCTTCAAACGTTTGTTCCTCTCTAAATTCAGTTTCCCAGATTCCCATAAGTGTATCTTTTAGCTTTTGTTCTGTAATCATTTTTCTTACCTCTTTATCTTTCTGATACCATTATAGCATTTCTTGAAATGC